TGCTTGTCCCGTTGAGGACCAAGAAGCTACCTTTGCATGGAATTCGATAAAGAAGCTACAGCCGGCTTCATGCCGGTGTATGGAAGCTTCCTTGGTTCGTTCCGTCGCTGACCATTTCTCTTCGCCACCCCCCTCCCTTCCTTCCGGCTACATTTCCTTTGTTCGTCGAGTCGTGCGTCAGATGTTTCCCCACGGATGGGACGCACCGTCGTACGAACGTTTTGTTAGAACTGTTGACCCTCCCATTTCAGCCTGTGATGAGGTTCCTCGTAGTTACGGCGGAGTGCACGGTCTCGCTTCCGAGCGAGACTCTTCCTTCCGACAGTCGGATTTTCTTTCGACTTGTCTTGAGGGTGCGCGCCGTCCGTTGTCTACTCGGTCCTACCTCACGGTTGTTCAATCAGCAGGTAAGCCCCGGCCCTTGAGTAAGTTTTCCGCCGATGCGCTTCATTTGAAACCTCTTCATAAGAGTATCTATGAGCACATCTCTCGGTTTTCCTGGCTCTGCCGTGGTGACTTTACCTCTGAGAAATTGAGGGATGCCGGTTTTTCTTTTTGTGAAGGCGAAACTTTGACGTCAGGTGATTATAAATCCGCCACCGACAACCTCTCTATAGAAGTTGCCGAGGCGATTATGGACGAGCTGCTTCAAGCCACGGTCTCTGTGCCGGGGTCTCTGAAGGCTTACGCTATGTCCATCCTGCGGCCGTCATTGTATAACCTAGAGTTTGATATAGATGAATTTTCTCCCTCGCGTGGTCAGATGATGGGCTCCATGCTTTCTTTTCCTCTTCTGTGTATACAGAACCGGATTGCCTTTTTGTATTCAGGGCATTCCGTCGGAATTGATTGCAGTGAGTTTCCTTGTCTGATCAACGGAGACGATATACTGTTCCGTTCCGGACCGCACTTCAGTGCGCTCTGGATGGACGTTGTACGTCGCCTCTCGTTAGAGGTCGAGCGTTCTAAGACTTCCGTTTCTCCCCAGTATGGTTCCTTGAATTCTACTTTATGCGTTCGCTACGGCAAACGATATCGTGTTGTTCCTACCATTCGTATGGGGATGTTACGTGAGTCCGAATCGCTCGACTCTCTCGCTCGGGGTTTTGATGATTTTATAAAAGGCTTGAAAGGCACTTATCGCTTTAAAGCAGCGATGGCCTGGTTCAGCTGGAACATAGGAAAAATTCGGCCTCTTGGCCTCACGACGTATGACTTGGGTTTCCGTGGACCCTTGGCTTATCGTGCCACCAAGAGATTCGGTTTAAGCACGACGGTAACTCACACACCAATCCCTTCTTTGTCCATAGACAACGGCCTCTCCCTCTCCTCCTCCGGGTGTGAGTTTGTGGATCCTGAGGTCCTGTGTGATGAAGATAAGGTAGTCAACCTTTGTGAATTAGCCGCCTGGAAGTGGAGGACGTCTTTTAATGCTTCTGATAAGAAAAAGGCCGCTATGCGTTTTCATCTAGCTATTTCAGCCACCAGAGTTGACTCTCCAAGTTTCAGACCCCTCTTTTGGGGTTCGGACGAGTGTGAGTTGACACGGAAGTGGCATAGTGCCAAGATGTATAGTGTACCTTTGGAAAAAAGAAATCGGGGGTTCCCCGTCCTAGCTGGTTATGTAGGTCGGTTGCCCTCGTATGAGGAAGTTTTAGCGGGAGAGACAGACGTCGGCTCAGTTGAGCCATTCACAGAAAAGAAAGAGAAATGAACCTAACGCCGTAGGACGCAGGACAGGGCTTAGCGCTCCCGCCCATGAAATAAGTAAATACATCAGACAGGTGCGCCTCCGAAAGAGGTTAGCGCTGCGTCTGCCCGGTTGGAACCCGGATGGTGTGTTTGCAAGGTGTGCATTGAATAACGGAGTGATCCGTCCTTGGATGAAATCCAGTGTAGTCGATTCGTTCGGCAGCTCGATGTAGTCATGTATCATCGTGGGGTTGGAGGACAGCGGTCCCCTGGCAAACCTAGTTGTCTCGGCCGGTCGTTTGAAATAGGATGAGGGGGTAGACGGGAAACCTCTATTATGCCTCAAACCATTTCTTAACTTCAAGTACTTTTCTAAAGAAGGACGTAGGCGTGTTGTAGGACACCCGAACCTTTGTGAATGTGACA